ACGGCAATCCTAGACACAGTTCAGGCAGCCGACCCAACTGTTACTGTAGTATTTGATAATACTCCCTTCACTACCCCAGGTAAAAACAAAAAGTATGTAATGGTGAATTTAGATTTTACACAGTCCACTACACAACCGCAGGGTGCAGCTAAAACCTATTACGCAGGGACAATAAGGTGTGCCGTTATGACCCCTATGAACAAAGGAACTGCTGTAGCATCTGCTGTAGCTGAATCTTTGATAGATGGACTAACGTCAGTAAATGCCTCTACTTATACAGATACTTTTTCTGTCAGTCCGAGAGTGGGAGAAATTAATGGACCGACTTCCGTAACCGCAGAGCAGCAAAGTCATTTTATGAGTGTCATCAACTGTACTTTTAGTGCGAATGGTTAGAGATATAAAGCATCTGGTAGCTGATCTTGAAGATGCAATTCTATTAGGTAAAAGTTCTTCTGCTTCAGAAATTCAATTTTCCCTACAGCATAGAAGTCCTTTTTGGACAGGTACTTTTAATAGATCATGGAAAGTACAAAAAGGAAGTCGGGTTGCTGCGACTATACCTAGAGGAGAGTTTTCAGGCCCAAAAATTCCGAAGAAAGGAGAAATAGTAATGACTACATTATCTGAAGCTCTTTATGTAGGCAACCAAACAGATTATGCAGCCTTTGTCATAAACCAGAAAAGAAGCGAGGCGGACGGAATGAAATACGAAGATTTATTCACAGCAAAAGCCCGAACAACTCCGATACCTAATCAGCCTGATTGGTACGATGTTTATTTAAAGACAGCATTAGAAGGTGATCTTGATGAAGGTTTCTCACAGGTAGGATTTAGTGTAAGAAAGTCATACGGTTGACTTTGATATATACTACAAGAATAGATACAGATTTTTATGTCTCCAGAAAGAGCAATTGACAAACTAAAGAAAGCCTTTAGTGTTCAAGAACGCAGTAGTTACTTCATTACTAAGGACGGAGAACCTATTTTGAAGATATTCTGGTCGCCACTTACTATAGCCGACAGAGATACTATAAACAGTACATTAGTAGCTATGAACAAAGGTAAAGAAGAAGGTAATCTTGACTTTTCTCTGCAAGTTTTAGTAACAAAGGCCGAAGATGAATCAGGTGCAAAAATGTTTACAGCAGCAGATTTACCCACATTAAGAAGAGAAATACCAATGTCTATTCTGATAGATATTATGACCAAGATGCAGGGAGTGGGTGAGGAGGAAAGCCCCGATGCCGTAAAAAGCACAACTGAAGCAGGATAATTTTGTTTACTTACAATTTTTTGTAGCAGAACAATTAAAACTAACCTACAAAGAACTAAGGGAAAAGATGTCAGTCAAAGAACTGTATGCTTGGAACGCTTACTTTACCTTGAAAGCTGAACGTGAAGAAGAAGCCTACGAAAAAGCAAGGAGACAAGCTCAAATTCGTAAAGTACGCTAAACTTTTAATATCTGTACTTTTGGAAAAAATTAGTGGCAGCCGAATACGAAGTAAATATAAAACTGAATACCGATAAAATTACTAAAGACTTAAATACTGTTGGCGGTAAAATAAAAGACTTAGGAAAAACCCAAAACACTAAAGCAAAGAAGGCATTAAGCAATTCAGACGCAGTTCTCAAGAAAGAAATAGCAATATTAGCCACAGAAAATAGAGCATTAAGAACTAAAGGTCAATTACTTAAACTTGAGAAAGACGGATTTGGAATAAAAGGCCAGTTAAGAAAATTAGACGAAGCAATAGCCATCGCTAATAAGGGTGAAGTTGACTTTGCTAAAACCTTAATACAGAAACAAGAAAAGGGGATAATCTTAAGAAAAAATCAATTAGCAACAGAGACAAAGATAACAGAACAAAGAGTTAAACAAGCTGCGTTATCTACAGGTATAGCATCTCCCGTGTTTGGTAAGCCTAGTCAGATAGGAGCTCCCTCAAACATAGCTGCTGTTCTTAACGATCCATTATCTTCTGTATCTCCTGTGCAACAGGCTTTGAAGAAGATGGACGATGAGACTAAGTTAAATCAAAAGCAAGCAATATTGAACAGAAAGAAATCACTAAGTTTAGGTAAGGATATAGTCAAAATTAAAGTTGATGAAGGTAAAGCAACTGCAAAAAATCTTAATTTAGAAACAAAACAAGTAGATAAGCAAGCACAAAGATTAAGTCAAACGTTAAACGCAGCCATATCTCCTCAAGGTGATTTCAGTAGGTTATCTGATAGGCAGTCTCGTAATGCACAAGGCGGAAGAACATTTATGAATAATCCGTTTTTTGCAGGTATGAGTAGGTTGGGAGCAACTCAAGGATTTGATACTCAGAGTGCATTGATAAGTGGTGCGTTTCCTCTGTTATTTGGGCAAGGTCCAGTGGGTGCGGTAGCTGGTGGTCTAGGTGGTGGTATCGGTGGAATGTTTGGAACAATGGGCGGATTTGCAGGAGGTATCGCTGCAACTGCAATAGTCCAGCAAATTCAGAACGCTATTAGCGGAATCAGTGAATTAGGTAAGGCATTAGGCCCATTTGCGAAGAATACTGATGCTGTCACAACAGCTTTAGGATTGCAGGGTTCAGCAGAAGAGGCTCGCATACAGATGCTTGAAAAAACACAGGGTAAGACAGCAGCTTTCAATGCAGCTATGCAGGTAATGAATGTGCAGATAGGTGAGAGGGGTGTTGATGCTTTAAGTGAATTTGGTGAGACAACTAGATTAATGAACAATCAGTTTGCCATTGCCATAACCCGAATAGGAGCATTTACAGCAGGACTACTTAACTTCGTAAATAAAACTCTAGGTATTCAAAAAGGTTTGCAGGAAGCTGCTGCTGACCGTGCTGTGGAGTTGGGAATTGCTAGAAAAGATCCAAGAGCATTAGCACTGGAAGCAAGACAGGCTGAAATAAATGCTATGCCTAAAAAAGTGTTGAAAGGAGAGTTACTTGGAGGAGTCAAAGTAGCAACTAAAGAAGAGGAGGAAGCACAAGCACTGTTAAATATTGATAAGCAGAGATTTAAAGTAATAACAGACACAGAAGCAGAAGCAGCATTATTAACTGAAAAGTTTGATTCTCTAATTAGTGCTAATGAAAAAGAGGAGGAACTTACTACAAGAATACTGGAATTGAGGAGAAGTGGTTTAAATCCCGAAGTAGCTAAAACTGTAGCTGAGATAGAAAAACAGGCAAGCATTAGTAAAGAAGCATTGGATTTTGAGATAAATCAATTACAGAGAAAGAAAGAGCAGGGAGATGTGTTAAGTGTTGATGAACAAACCAGACTAGATACTCTAATAGAGCAAAAAGATGCTATAGATGACCAGGTAAAAGGTTTAGATCAAGAATTACAGAAAACACACGATCTTACCGAGGCAGCGACCCAAACTTTAGATGCCTTTGAAAAACTAAGAGACACAATAACAATAGATATAGGCAACGGAATTAAAGGTCTAATAAAGGGAACTGAGTCTTTAAATGATGTATTACGAAATGTGGTTGATAGATTAGCTGATGCAGCATTGAATATGGCAATATTTGGAAATGTGGGCGGTGGATCTGTAACAGGAGGTCTATTAGGTTCAATATTTAGGGCAGAAGGCGGGCCTGTAAAACGAGGTGGTAGTTTTATTGTTGGAGAACGTGGCCCAGAGCTATTTACACCTGGAGTATCAGGTATGATTACACCAAACCATGCTCTTGGTGGATCGACTAATGTTGTAGTAAATGTAGATGCCTCTGGATCAAATGTTGAAGGTGATGAACAAGGAGGAAGAGAACTTGGTCGTGTTATCTCAGCAGCAGTACAATCTGAAATATTAAACCAAAAAAGACCTGGAGGTTTACTTGCATAATGGCTACCTTTCCCTCGATTACCCCAACCTACGGACAGCAGAAAAGATCTGCACCTAATACTAGAACAGTACGTTTTGCAGATGGTTTTGAACACAGAATATTATTTGGACTCGCTGCTCATCAAAATCCCAAGATATTTAATTTTACCTTTAATGTTTCAGAGACAGAAGCAGATGTTATAGAAGGATTTTTAGACAGTAGAGCTAATGATAGTGCCAGTTTTGACTTTACTCCACCAGGAGAAGGCTTTACAAAAACAGGAACTTATTCTCAGTCAGGAACTACAGTTACAATCACGATTACAAATCATGGTGTTGCAGTAGGAGATGAACTGACAGTAGATTATACTTCTGGCTCTGCTACTGATGGTACGTTTATTGTCGCCTCTGT